CTTAACAACTTTTTTCTTTTTCATCTTACCTGACCTTATCTGTTTGCCCATATTTGCTCTTGAAATTGCCATTATAAGAGCCTTTCAGCTATAGCTGCAGCTACAATCAAGGCAGCGATACCCCACAGCCGCATATCAAGGCGCTCAAGCTGCTTCTCAATACGCTCAAAACGTTTGTCAGATTCTTTTTCATGTTTTTCCATAATCGTTAGTACGTCTTGTGCTTTCATCAACATTTCCATCTTTTTCTAGCCTGTCTTAGACGGCTGTTTGGATCTTTTGCTGCTTTTGGAAACTTCTTCATCTGCCCTGCAGATCTAGCGCAGAAAGACTTACGCCTCTTTGCGGCCTTACTGCCCTTCTTAACTTTACCAGTAACAGCAGTTTTGAGCTTAGAACCGGGGTTATCCCTACGGTACTTAGCTACACCTTTGGCGGTCATTCCTGCACCTTTCTTGGTGGGGCGTTTATGCCCCCCCTTGATGGAGTGACCCTTCATAGTTCCTTTACGAGCAGCCATAACATTAGTTATAGAATATTGTTATAGCTGTCAGTGCCGTAGCGGTAGCAACATGAATATCACCAACTCTAATCCCATCGTCTGGGATGTTGACAGCATGAACGTCAGAGGCTTTTAGATCTAGATCTAGAACTGTAGCTCCACCGTTACCGTCTGAGATAGTCAATCGAGGCGTACCCGATCCTGATAAAACATGTATCTGCCGTATGCGAGCAGGGCCAACTGCGAGTGAGCCTGTTCCTGTGACACGCTTTGCCTGTACATCACTAGACATAGCTTACCCCTTCTTCTTAGGGCGACCGCGCTTTTTAGCAGGTGCTTCTTCCCACGCCTCGTTTTCAGGAGTGTTTGGATCATCTGCTTTAAGCGTTCCATCGCTGTTTCTTGCGCGAACTTTGTTAGTCCAGACTTTCAATGGATTTCCATCCGCGTCTAAACCACGAGCTGCCAATTCTTCAACACTTGGTGGTGAAAATCTACCCATAATTCACCTATGAAGCTGAAATGGTTGCGCCTGTATCGGAACGCTTCCAGTTTGTTCCGTCAGAAAAAGCCAAGATAGCAGAACCTGCAGCGCCATTTGAAATGTACGCTATAGTACCCGCACCTGCTGTAGCAGCGGAAGGCGCGGCTGCAACTGTGTAGCTTGTTAATGTAATAAGACCAACAAATCCATCAGAAGATGTAACTGGGCCTGAAAATGTAGTTGATGCCATAATAAATACCCCTTGCACAAGGTTTCGCCTAGCAGTCTGTGCAACGTCAGGTCGGGGAGTGTCCTGTCTGCAAGGCTAATGTTGCCCCTAAAAAGATCATAACATAGTTTTTTGAAAAAGAAAGGGGCAACTCCTGCAAGCTGCCCCTATTTACTGGGAGAAGTAAATATCCCCTTAAGAGGGATACTTCTTCTATATCACAGTTTATGCTCCCGGTGAACCGAAAATTCCTAACGGATCTGATACACCAAAAGAATAACGCTCACGAGCTTTATATCGAACATTACCTGTATCGAAATCTCCATCCATAGATGTTGCCATAGTGGTACGCTCGAAATGCTTCATACCATTTGGAATATCTGTTGTGATAAAGAACGCATCTGTGTCCGTTAGATAGTGATTCACACGGTAGCCTTCAGGGATTGATCCATTTGAACGCAATGCGTTTGTATCATTATCCGCTGTACCAGTGCGAAGCTCTGTCTGTAGCAGTCTTGTTGCTACGAACATTAGCGCAGGTGGAACGATTAACTTACGAGGGCGAGCCGCGATCAATAGGCCACGTTCGTCTGTGAACGCTGCGATATCAATAACTGCTTGCTCTAGTGAGGTTTCGTTTAAGTCTGCATTTACTGCAAGCTTGTTAGCGTTTGTACCGCCACCGACAGTTGGGTGATTAGTAGCAAACAATGTAACGCCATCACCTGAGTTGAAGCTTGTAAAACCTGTGTTCAACAAAGCTGCAGCCTTAGTCTGCTTGGTATAAGCCATAGCGCGAGCTAGTGCTTTTGTATATCGAGCAGACAATGAGTCGTACAAGTTGTCTTCCATCGCTTCTTCAGTGACGGAGAAACCCATTGCAACGGTCTCATGGTTGTATCGAGCAGTATAATGCTCTTGTGCGTTATCATACGAAATCGATGCACCTTCTGCTTTCACAGGAGCAGCACCAAACCCACTTAGTTTGACTTCTTCTTCAAAGCTTCTGTCTGAAGTTTCTGTCTCATAAATTTCAGTGTGTTCATTTTCGTATTTGTCGTATTCCAAGCCGTACAATGCGTTTAGCCCGGGAAGTAGCTCTTTAAGGAGCTGTGCGCGTGAAATAGCCATTAATCAGTCTCCTTACGCTTGACCTTTGTCCACAGTCATCGAATGATAACTGGGGGCAAATTTGACTAGAATGTCTGGAAAAGAATCTGTTGGATCTGATACAAAACCTACAACTTTAAAAGCTTTAGTAGCTGAAGTTGCGTCTGCATCCATTGCCGTATTAGAGTTTCCAGTCGCGGTGCTACCTGTAGAAGAAGATTGCACTGCTGCGAATGTAGTACACATGCCTAAGTCAGACTGGGTCATAGCCGCATCTGCCTGTGCCTGAAATAATACATTTGCATCATCAACAACCAAAGCTTTGGCGTTGAGTTTACCTGAAGGGTAATAGTTCGAATGAACTGTTTGACCTTCGTCATTGGTGTATGAACATCCAACAAAAACACCAATAGCACCAATGCCATTACCGCCTAAGTTGTTTGTTGTTGCGTCAGCACCTGAAGCGGTACTAATCGCAATATACCCATCCGTCCCGATTATGACGACTTGACCATTAAAAATATTGGTCGCCTCGCCCGCAGGATCGATCAGGTATTCAGTAGTTGCCCCTGCATAGGGCATGCCATCAGCGCGTTTTACCGGCTTCAAGCCTTGGGGAGCTGCTGTACTAGCCATTTGCTCTTCCTCCTAACCAAATTAATATTAAGAAAGCTCCCTAGAAGTTCAATTGAACTTTTTAGTTACTTTCCAAACGATGTTCGCGTGGAACGCTCAGGATTCAACACTGGCATACGAGGATCGTTTTCTCTCATAAAATTACGATCTACCGCATCCTGTGCGTGTTGAGCCTGTTCGAGTTGAACCTCGACACGTTCTTCAGCAATTTCTGCAGGTATACTACATAAAAGCAGTCCACCTACTTCCACGTTGTCTTTAAATCGAGAATCGATGTCAGACACAACGGTTAACTCAGGAACATCTGAAGCCTTGACTGGCGTATAGCCTTCACGAAATCGAGCCGAAACATTAGTATTGTCGCTATTACCCAAAGTTGCTGTGCGAATCCAACGGAAGTGTAATCCATCCCTTGGTTCGGGGGTAGGTAGCGCAGATGGTCGAGACCATCCTTTTTTACGAACTGTTTTTTCTCTAGTTTCTGTAGTGCGTGGAGTTCTATCAGTCATATCAGTTTTCCTTCATTAGTTGCGCGGCATACTGTTCAGCAGTTAGTCCAAGCCGTTTCGCGAGAGCGGCTGCAGACGGAGTTAACTTCACTTTGCGTGGTTTTTTAGACGTTCTGGACGTAGGGGCTACCACGGCTCCTGTTCGGGGTTGCTGTGATGTAGTCTCCTCTACTGCAACACCGAATTTATCTGGGAACGCTTCCATCATGGCAGCGTCTATTCGATCATAGTACTCTTTTGAATTTAAAACAACACCTTCTGCTTGCAATTCTGTGTGTACACCCATTGCGAAACCAGTTAAGGCTTTGTCCCCCTTAGAATTTCCCTCAAACCAAGGGTTGTTTTTCCACCATTCCATAGCTTGAGGTGGAGGCTGTTGTTTCTGCTGTTGTTGATTGGGCGAAAACTCTTCAGCCTGTTTTCTTTTGGGAGGAGTATAGTTATCGTATCTAAACTTCTCATTTTGAAGATTTGTCAGGTTTTCCTGTGCATCGATAAGAGCATCAGTATCTCCCGTTTCATGAGCCTCTTTAAGCTTTACTTTTGCATTGGCGATCTGCGAGTCA